ATGGAATGTCAGACAAGCAAAGGACCGGCGGTCAAAGGAATTTGCGGGGAAGAACAGGAGACGACCTATTATCGCCTGGTGCTGCTTGGAATTGTGAAATCCTTGAAAATACTAAATGCGCCGTGCAATGCGACCCTGTATACGGACTGTATTTTTATCAAGAACATGATCGAAAACGGGAAGCCGGAGCAGTGGAAGCGGGCGGAATGGAGAAAACCGTCCGGGGAAGAGGTGAAGAACCAGGAATTGTGGCAG